TTACCCGAAAGATTTAGAATACAAACATTCTCAGATTATGGTAGACCATTTTGGTTTTTAGAATCCACACGAAAACATATTAAATCATAATCTCAGTTATAAATACTAAGTCGGCAATCGCCGGGATATTCTAAATCTAAGATTGGAGAAATTATGGAACTCATTATTGCTAGTGCACTGTTGGTTGCTATGGTATATGTAGGTTATCGTGTTTTGCGCAAAGAGGATGATGATGGTCGACATCCTTTAGACTCGGTTAAGTCTACAACTGAACTAAAACCCATGCCAGTTCTAACTGAAGAAATCAAGGCAAGTGCTCCCCAGGTTGATTCTGCTCCTGTAGAATCTGTAGTCTTAGCTCCCCCTCCATCCCCCGTTCATGAAACTATTCAGGAACCTGCTCCTGCGCCGATTCCCGAACCTGTACAGGAACTGAAGGTAGAAGAAATAGTTAAAGAGGTAGTTAAGGAAGAAGTTCAACAACCTGCCCCTCCGAAGGAGAAAAAAATGGCAGCTAAAAAACCTGAACCAGCTAAAAAGCCAGCACCAACAAAGGCACCGAAGAAGCCAAAAAAATAATATGTACTTTATTTTTGATGTGGATGGCACTCTAACACCAAGTAGAGGCAAAATAGATTCTGAATTTGAAATTTACTTCAAAAAATTTATATCAAAATATCCGGTGGCCTTGGTCACCGGATCTGATCTAGGAAAAACAGTAGAACAACTGGGTCAAGACATTGTCAAGCAAGTTGATTATTGCTTTAATTGTTCTGGCAATGAAGTCTATCAAGGCTCAACTCGAATATTCAAATCTGATTGGGAAATATCAGAAGATCTCAGAGAGTATCTTTTAGAGGTACTGTCAAATTCCAAATACAAATTTAGATATGGCAATCATCTTGAAAAAAGAGTAGGTATGATGAATTTTTCTGTTGTAGGCAGAGATGCCGTGGGAGTTCAGAGAAAACATTATTATGAATGGGATGTTGTTAAGAAAGAAAGAGAACAACTTTGCCAGTACATTAATAAAAATTGGAAGGATGTGGAAGCAGTAGTAGGTGGGGAAACAGGCATTGATATTTTTAAAAGAGGATCTAACAAATCACAAATTTTAAAATACATTGATAGTAAGAATTTATATTTCTTTGGTGACAGAATGGATTTCGCAGGTAATGATTGGCCTCTTGGTCAAAAAATAATTGAAGGAAATCTAGGTAAAATATATCATGTCAAAGATTGGAAAGACACCTGGACAAGACTAAAATTTCTAGAGGAGTCTGGGTCTATTAATTGAGGAGAAAATATGTCTACGAAAAAAACAACGGTTAGTGATCCAAATAAAACTAAAACAGGTAAAGTTAAACTTCATTCATTATCTTTAAACAATCTTCAACAAATGGCGAAAACCGCAAGGCCAAAACAAGTCAATAATATCAATCGAGCAATTGTGCGCAAGTCTGGAAGAGGTGGATAATGTCTGTTTTCTATAATATGCAAACAAGTGAACCTACTCTAATAGATTTAATTAACCGAGCGGGTGGATCTGCAAATCAAATAGCACAAAGTATCGCAGCAACAAGTCATATATCTCAAAGTGATGATTTATATAATCTGCTTCTACAAAAAAATCAAAGAAATAGAACATTAAAGAATACTTTAAAAGAAAACTATTCTGGTAAAGTTTATTTAACTGATCATATTTTCCACGCAGTTAGACATAAACCAAAAAATTCTCAAATTGAATTTTTCAATATGCAATCTGCGCCTGAAAGTTTTGAAAATTCTATTGTAATACTAAGCAATAACAATGTAATGGTTGATGAAAGTCTTGATAAATTTGTAAGACTATATCTTAACTCTCCTACAAGTATTTTTGCTATATGGGATTTTGATAATCACCATTGGTTCGCCTTATCTGGGATGTTAGCCGCACTTTCAGATTTATATGTGCCGACCCACTCTGATAATTTAGAACCTTTGTCAAGATATAATAATATTATGGCAGGCCCTGTTTCCTCAGGTGTTATTCAATGGCCAAAAGAATTTTTAGAAGAACACTTAAAGGTAATCACCGACACCAAGCGAAGCAATGAACCTCTAGGGACACATATTGAATATCCTCAATTTCCTCTTAGAATGAAGAACCTAAAAACTCTTCATAGAACATTGCCAAGTGTAAAACTTGTAGATGGATCTTATCATGGTAGAGAAATGTTAGATAGATTTACCGAATGGTGTTCCCACAAATCACATTGGATAGTGCCAGTTTTGAATGATGCTCCTATTAGAATATATGATGCATTAATTACTGGGGGTATTCCAATCGTTCCAAGATCTCTAAAATACCATAGAGATGTTATCAATCTTTGGGATCATGTAGTGTTTTATGATTATGAAGATATACAAGCCCCAATGGAAATTACAATGAAAGCGAATCAAAAATTCGATAAATTGGGACCAAAAGGAGTCCTTGACAGACATCGCCTAACCTGTTATAATCATCATGTGGATAACAGAGTTGAAACTATTTTAAAGGCGATCGAAGATGAGTATAGCATCCAAATCTAACACAAATTTAGGTTGGTATAAAACTGCGAGCCCCGAAGAACAAAAAGAATTCCATAGTTGGTTAAATGGAGTTCTTAAAACGGAAATCGTTCATTTGACTTTTACCAAAAAAGATGGTACTATAAGAGAAATGAAATGTACTCTTAGAGAAGATCGTCTGCCCGAAGTACAAAAAGATTTAGGTGAAGATGCGCCAACCAGATCAAAAACTAAGGATACTATTTCATTCTGGGATATTGAGTCTGAAGGTTGGCGTTCTTGCAGATACGATTCAATTAAAGAAATCAAATTTACTCTGAGTGCGTAAATGGCTAAGCAAAGTATAATTGCCGCAAAAGCGGCAGCTAGTATGCTAACAGGCAATGAACCTTCGGGATCAAAACTTGATCCGTCGAAGGATACGTACAAAGGTGATATTCAAGTAATTTTTAATTGGTACAGTGCGGAAAAATCGAGAGTCGATGCATACAAGTATATACTTGAATACGTTAAAAAGACTCGTAACAAAGATTACAAATCTTTTCAAAAGGTAAGTGAAAACAAGGTAGTTACTACCCTCGGTTGGCTGGCTCGTCTAGTTAATCGGGGTGCCAATATTTCCGAAGAACATCGTGCAAGATTAGATAAGCATATTGATATACTAATTAATAATGTTATTCTTGATCAAGCTTTAGAAACGCCTGAAGAAAAAGAAAAGAAGATTGTAGTCAACATTCAAGATGCTATTAAGCAAAAGACAAAAGAATATATTGGCGAGCTTGAAGGTATCATTGATGATTTTATAAAAAAAGATGAAGAATTTTCGTTATACAACGATTTCAAATCTAAACAAATACCCGCACCATATGTTCAAGATATAAAAATCTGGGCAGAGAAAAAACTAGCAGAATATACTGAGGTACTCGAGGGCAAGGACTCTCAACTTATCGAAGGTTATTCTAATTTGAATAAACGAAAACTAAAAGCATTAGTTAAGCTTTTTGAACAATTTATTCAAGACTGTGATTTGTATGGTCAGTTTAAGAAAGCCAATCGTAAGCCAAGAGCTGTTAGAGAAAAGCCTGCAGCACAACAAGTTAAAAACTTTAAGTATAAAACTAAAGATGAAGAACTTGGGATTGATTCAGAACGACCAATTGATGTTGTAGGTGCTCAGCAAGTATGGTTATTCAATACTAAAACTAGAAAGCTATCGGTTTATACTTCAGACTCAACCAAAGGCATTACTGTTAAAGGTACTACTTTACAAAATTGGGAACCTGAGAAATCTAAGCAAAAGACACTCCGAAAGCCCGAGGAACAAATTAAAGATCTAATGTCTTCTGGTAAAGTAAAGCTTAGAAGTTTTATGGATACCGTCAAATCTAAAGAACAGGCGGTCAACGGAAGGATAAATATAGATACCCTAATATTAAAAATCATGAGGTAAATATATGTCGTTTCTTAAATTGACTTATTGTCATTTGATTAAAATTATTTTGTCGCAAATTGGAGGCAATCCTTTACAACAAATTTATACTCAGCTAACAAATGGTGTTCCTACGGTTGCACCTAGAATAGGCATTGTGCCACAAGGCTTATCTCAAGTTAAACAGTTAATCGAAAATGTTACGGGTGTTATTAATACCGCGCAACAAGCAGCTGGGGATTTTTCCGACACGATAGAGAGAATAGGATCACAATTTTACCAAAATCCTATTGGCACGGTTTTAACAGGTGCTTCTGATGCAGCTAACGTCAGGTTAGCTACAGTTAATACGGAGTTAGCTAGACCAGGAAATTCGGGCAATGTGCAACTACTCGAAGAACGAGACGCACTTTCCAATGTAGTTTCGGCTATGAGTGTTTATAAAACTAATACTGATAGATTGTCGGGTGTTGGAACACTATCTGGTTCTGCAGCTGCTGGCGGATGTTCATTACAAGATTTGTTGGGTAGCGGTTGTGTACCTAATCGAGATGTGCCGGATATTGATTTACAAAATCTTATCTCTTCGTTAAAGCAAGGAGATGCTATTGCTGCGATCAAAGAAAAAATTGCTAGTGCTACAGGATATTCAGATTATCAACAAGCTCTAGCCGCATTTCAGGCTCAGATTGATGGCTTCAATCTAAATTTTAATAATTTAATCAACAAAGCTTCAATTAGAAATGCGGTAACTGCACAAATAACTCAAATAGTTTATAACCTACTTTCGGGTTGCGGCAATCAGGTATTAGATCTAACTTTGAAGCCTGAAATTAAAGCTAATATTGCAGAGTATTCGGCATCCGTTGAACAAGGTGTATATTATGATACATTAGGTAATGCTATCAATGTTCGTTCAAATACTCTTTCGAATCTAGAAGCTAATGTCAATGTAGTAATTTTATGAGGTAATTATATTATGATGGTTGTTGACTTTAATCAAACTGCTATATCAAATTTTATGGCAGAAGTTGGTGGTCGTAATGATATTGAGATTGAAGTCCCTCTTCTTCGACATATGATTTTGAACTCCATTCGAGGCTACAAACAAAAGTTCGGTCAAAAATATGGTGAGCTTGTTATTGCATGTGACAACTATAACTATTGGCGCAGACAAGAATTTCCTCAATACAAGGCAGGAAGAAAAAAGGCAAGAGAGGATTCTGGTTTTGATTGGAAGGTAATCTTCGAAGCCTTGTCAATGATTCGTGAGGAGATTAATGATTTCTTCCCTTATAAAGTAATTAATGTCGACGGTGCAGAAGCAGATGACATTATTGCAGTATTGGCAGAGTGGTCTCAGACTAATGATCTTGCGAATGGGCTGTTCGATGAACCCAAACCTTTTCTTGTAATTTCAGGTGATCACGATTTTATTCAATTGCAGCGTTGGAATAATGTACAGCAATTTTCTCCTATTCAAAAGAAACTTGTAAAACCAACTATTAGCCCAGAAAAATATGCCTTTGAACATATCATCAAAGGCGATAAGGGTGACGGTGTTCCTAATGTATTATCTGCAGATGATAGTATCGTCAACGGAGTTAGACAAAAACCGATTACACAGAAAAAGCTAGATGAATGGTTTAAAAATCCTGAACTAATGCCACAGGATGCTGCATTTAAACAAAATTATCTAAGAAATAAGAAATTGGTTAGCTTTGATAGCATACCACTCAACATTAAAGAATCCATTATAAATAGTTATACCGAACAACCACAAAAAGATAAAAGTAAATTATTAAATTTCTTTATTCAAAATAGAATGAAGAATATGATGGAACTAATCGAGGAATTTTAAATGAGAACAACTATCCCACAAATTTTTGATGAAGTTGATCGTGCTGCAACTAAAGAATCTAAAGTTAAGATTCTTCGTGCTTATGATCATCCAGTTGTCCGTCAAATCTTAAGAATGAATTTTGATCCTGCAATTAAAGTATATCTACCTGAGGGAGAGCCTCCTTTCAAAAAGGACACTTCGGTTCCTATGGGATATTCCGAAACAAATCTTTTTGCTGAGTTTAGACGATTCTATATTTGGTTAGATCCAAACATTAACTTGACTAAACAAAGAAAAGAAGCTCTGTTTATTCAAATGTTAGAAGGTATACATTGGACAGAAGCCGAACTAGTCTGTTTTGCAAAAGACAAAGCTCTCCAAACAAAATACAAATCATTAAAAGAAGATTTGGTAAGAGAAGCTTTTCCGAATCTTTTACCTCCTCCTGTAAAAGTACCGACTAAGGTAAAAGAACCAAAAAAGAAAGCTTCTTTGGACGCATCCTGACCTGGTTCAAAGAAGAGAACCAAAATGAATCCGAACCAAAGGAGTTATGGTCAGATATCGGAGAGATGCCGCCCGATCCTGTTTTAGACCCTAGAGTTTTCAATCATGGGCAATACAAAGCATTTGACAAATATTAATAAAGGTGTTATAATATAATTGTTACGTTGATGTGAGGTTATTATGACAATGCATTTGATTGGCCCCTGGTTAACAACTTTAGGTAAGAAAAAAGGTAAGCAAAAGTTTCGTAATGCGGAACAAGCAAGAAAAGCCAGAGAACTAGATGATCAATGGCAAAAGTTGCTAACCAAGCACGGCGCAACTGATTCTAAAAAATCTTCCAAGAAGTCCTTCACACCTATTTCCGCACCTACTCTAAAAGTGCCAGAAAATCGTAGTACTAAACATATCAAAAGTGTAGACACAGGCCAACGAGGTGCAGTGAATATTAAGCAGGCGATGCAATATACCGGCGACAAGATTATTGGCATCGGTACTATGCACAAGTCTAATGCTGTGCCTATTTTTTCAGACAAAGAAGCAAAAGACATTTCAAGTATGAGGCGTTAATGAAAACTGTAGTTTTAGTTACAGGCGGGTTTGATCCGCTACATTCGGGGCATATTGCTTATTTTAAGACTGCCGCAAGTTTAGGAGATATATTAATTGTCGGATTAAATTCTGACGATTGGTTAATACGAAAAAAAGGTCGCCCTTTTATGTCTTTGTATGAAAGAAGTAAAGTTATACAAAGTCTCAAAATGGTAGACTATGTCATAGAGTTTAATGACGATGATGGCAGTGCAAGAAATGCTATTAAATTAGCTAGACAAACTTTTCCAAATGATAAAATTATCTTTGCTAATGGTGGGGATAGAACACGAACAAACATTCCAGAAATGGATATTCAAGATAACAACCTTGAATTTGCGTTTGGTATAGGTGGCGAGGATAAAAAGAATTCTAGTTCATGGATTTTGGAAGAATGGAAATCTCCTAAAACAGAACGCCCATGGGGATACTATAGAACTGTTCATAACTATGGTAAAGAAGTAAAGGTAAAAGAACTGACAGTGGAACCGGGTAAATGCCTTAGCATGCAAAAACATTTTGAGCGTGCCGAGCATTGGTTCGTGGCAGAAGGAACAGCTACAGTTTATACATTAGATTCTAGAAAAACTGATGTTTATCTAAAGGGCATTTATTCTAAATTTGCAAGTTTACATATTGATACTACAGAATGGCATCAACTTTGTAATGAAGGAAAAACTCCGCTAAAAATTGTAGAAATACAATACGGAGTAAATTGTGTTGAAGATGATATTGAAAGGACTCCGACATGAGTGCGTTATCCAACGTTAAAGATCGTAAAGCAGTGTATGATTGTGTAAAACAAATTAGCGATTCTATGGCTCGCATCGAAGCAGAAAGAGATTTTATTAAAAATGCTGTCAATGATATTTGCGAGGAACAAGAATTGTCTAAAAAGATTTTTCGCAAAATGGTGAAAGTATACCATAAGCAAAATTTTCAGCAAGAAGTACAACACCATGAGGAGTTTGAAACTCTTTATGAAACTATCACTCAAACAACTACTATGGGAAAAGAATATGCCTAAATTTACTTTTATTTCAGAAGATCTTGATTTGAATGGCTATTTAACAGGATCAAAAACAACTAAGGAATTTACTGTTGATTCTCTTGACGATGTTGTTTCGGAATTTGATATGTTTCTTCGAGGATCAGGATATTCTTTCGATGGCAAATTAGAAATCTGTCCACAAGATCCACAAGAAGATACATTCATTTTAACAGGCGCAGATGACTCCGATCTTGATCTGAATCTAAATTTAGATTTAAGTTATCCATCTGACCATAGCATCAATATCAAATGATAGCCAACCAATATATCCTAGAAGCCAAATATTTGGACAAAATTAATAGAGTAAAGAGAAAAACTATTATTGGTGTCTACAAAAATTTGGAATCAATAGAGTTAGCAAAGGGACAAGTTCTTTCCGAAGAATCTAAGTACAAGGTTGTTTTTTCAATAACAACTAACTATGATCCTTTTTTGAGAAATGCTTGACTTCTTTGTCCTAAGATGTTATAATTTAGGGACAAAGGAGAAAATATGAGCCAAATCTATACTATTTTTGAACAGCTTGCTTCAGACAATTCACGTCTTGCAAAAGAAGCAATTCTAATTAAGCATAAGGGCAATGAAACACTTAAAAGAGTTTTCATTTATGCGTTAGATCCTTTTCATCAATTTTATATTAAAAAGATTCCTTCGTATACTGCAGGTAATGGTAGTAATACTTTGGAAAATGCCTTAGGTTGTCTAGACGATCTTCGTAATCGTGTAGTAACAGGTAACAAGGCAATTGATCATCTTAAAAACATTTTAGAATCACTTACTGAGCAAGATGCAAAAATCATTGAGCGTATTATTGCAAAAGATCTCCGATGCGGGGTATCAGAAGCAACAGCAAACAAAATTTGGCCAAAGCTTATCTCGACGTACCCAGTTATGTTGGCTTCTGGATACGACCAAAAGCTCGTTGATAAAATACAATGGCCAGCGCTCGTACAGCTTAAACTCGACGGTATGCGATTCAATGCTATCGTCAAAAACGGAGAAGTAGAGTTTAGGTCTCG